GCGCCCGTCGGACTGCACCTTCCAGGAAATCTGCGTCTTCGTGGCGAAGAACCCCGCCCGCAGCACCATGAGGGCTGCCAAGGTGTAGGCGCGGTCGGAGCCCTCCTGGAAGTACTCGAACAGGGTTTTCGACCAGCCGGCGTTCTGGGCGCGCTGCGCCGATTTGACCGAATGCCAGGCGAGGATGGTGTCCTCATACAGTGGCTGGAGCAGGGTATCTACGGTGCCACCCAGTGACCCGATCTGAATGATGGAGCCGACGATGTCGAACGCCGCCTGAATTGAGGCGCTGATGGCCTCGTTCACGCCGGGCATCGAATGCCCACCGACGGTCACCTGCACCCCCTTCGCGGGGGAATTGATGAACGCTGAGGAGTCAATGGGGGACGACTGCCCCTCCTGGAACACCACAAACGGTTTGGCCGGGTCGGTGTACTTACTGCCCGGCAGGAAATAGTCCTGGGGGGTGTCGGCGTCGGCGACGATCTCCAACGTGGAGTCGATGAAATCGTCGGCGAACTCCACGATGGTGCGCTCCAACCCGGACAGGATGTTCCCGCCGTGACTGGTGCCCACATAAATGCCGGACTTGTCCACGATGTCGATGACCAGGGTGCCGTTGCGCAGATTCGCCCCAGTCCACGGCGCCGGATCTCCGGTCAGCCAGCGGTCGCAGCGCACCGTCAGCTCAGCATCCTCAAGCATGGTGTGCACCGCGTCATGCCAGGTCGCGAACCGGGAGATCAACACCCCCCACACCACACCGGATTCCATCGCCTCGGCGAAGCTGGTCGGCTTGACCACCATGTGCCAGTTCGACTGATTCAGCGAGGTGAACCACGGCCCCTGATAGGACAGGTCGAACGGATCATCCGGCCACGTCACCAGCGGGTTGTGTTCGCGGAAAATCTGCAGGAACAGCGCAGTCTTCGCCACCCACGTCACCGGTCCCGCCAGCACAAACGCCCTTGGGAGCTGAAATGCGGCCGGCAACCAGGGGTTGGCCCAGATGTGCCGCCATTTGACTGCCTCGTAGTCGTGCATGAAGTCCGCGACCAGGGCGGCGTCACCGTCGGAACGCTGCTCTAGGGCGTACTTGTCCAAAACACCGGACCAGCGGGCGCCACAGTAGTCCACGGTGATGAACACCCCGCGGCCTTCCTCCCGCTCCAGGCGGCCCTCATAGTCGTGAATCCACTGCGCGGCCGGGGAATCCGCGGGCAGCTCGAGGCGGCCCGGGCCGGTGTCGTTGCTGATCCACGACAACTGGCAGCCGTACTCATCCCCCACCACATGCTGCAAATCCCACTCGGCGTTCCACAACCGGATCAAAGGGCGGGTGCGCCGCAACTGATCCTCAGCTTTGCGGTGGGCTCTCGTCCCGTCCCAGATGGTGTCAAGAACCGTCATCGAACTCCAAACCCCACGGGCGGGACCAGCGCCGCGGAATCCTCACCTGAATCGACGCACCCCCCTGGGGGGCGTTGGTGTAGGACACCGGCAAGGTGCGGGTCGGCGTATACGGCGGGATCGAGTACTCGAAGAAGGTGCCGGCCAACTGGCCGAGCAGGTTGGTGTTGTTCAGGTCGCGGAACATCAACTCCGAGCGGTCCAAGTCGATGACCGCCCCACCGTTGACGTTCGTGATCGCGATCCCACCCACATTCCTCGACCCGGTCGTGTTCCTGGCGTTGGGTGCCCCTGACCAGGGCCGGTCAGGCAAAGTGAATGTGGCCGGGGTCAACACCCACTTGTGGTGCGCCACCTGATCGGTCGGGTTGCTTACGGTCACCGTGCCCGACCCCGTTGTCCCCGTCCCGGTGTAGGTGGAGGTGAAGTCGTTCTCATACCAGAACGGCTGCCCGGCACGCAGCTTGAACATGACGTTGCCGTGCTGCTGCTGGGTGGGGTCCAGGTCGGAATCGAAATCGGGGGCCTCACTCATCAACACCTGCAGTTTCCGCACCCCTGACAGTTCGGTCTCCACCTCGATCACCGTGGGGGCGTAGTTGGCGTCCCACGGGTCTTCCTCATAGTCGAAGCAGCGCCGGAACTGCGAATCGTTGAACTCCCACGACGTGACCGTGTCCTTGATGTGAAAGCCGAGCACCAAATCGCGGTGCAGGTTCTTGCGGTGCCGTTGCGTGGACCCGGTTTGGAACGCCCCGGTCTTCCACGTCGTCTGCACAGGCGCGTCATACAAGCCCTGCACTTGGCCGCGGGCCAGCCACACCCCCTCCTCGCCGACCTGGTCCCCGTGCACATGAAAGACCGTGTTGCCTTTGACGATGCGGATGCTGGTAGGGCCGGGGTTGGTCACGGCCGCCCCGAATAGCGCATCATCGCCAACTTCTGCTTGGACTCAATCTGGGCGGCCACATCCTCCGGGGACATGCCGTAGATGGCGTCGATCTTCACCAACGGCTGCTGCCCGGCCGGCTGAATCTTCGACAGGGCATCCCACTGTTTGTCGGTCAGGATGCGCTCAGGGGTGCGGGAGGCGTTCAACGCCAGATCACCCGGTTTGAGCACCCCGCCCTGGTCGTAGATTTTCACTTCGCCGCCCTTGGCCCACGAGCCGCCGCCGCCGCCGGGCTGGTTGTTCAGCCACGGCATCGTGTCGAACGTGCCGGTCGTGTTGGGTAGCGGCGCCCCGGCCTGCAACGGCATCTGCGCGCCCGGCATCTGAATCTGTCCGCTGCCCCCGGTGGGGGCTAGGGGGTCTTCCGCGCTGGCCGGTGAGGTCGGGTCGGCTGGGATGACCAGGCCGGTGTTGCGGGCTTGCGGGTTGAAGAAGTTCTGGATGGCGCCTTGGCCCATCTGCTCGAGGGTGCCGATGGCGGCGTCCTGCAACCCCATCTGCGGCAGGAACTGGGTGTAGTCATAGCCCAGCCAGCGCGGCGCACCGAACGGGAACAGTTGGGCGATGAGGGCGTCGGCGCCGATGCCGGCCATCTGGAAGCCGTAGGCGGTGGCCCGTTTGGTGATGTTCGCGGCCACCTGAATGCCGTAGTTCGCTGCCGCAGCCGCGGCAGGGGCGGCAGGGGCGGCAGCACCGAACGATCCCGCCGCCGCGGCCCCGGTCACCGCCGCCGACACCGCTGTTTGCGCCAGGGACGCCCCGGTGTCGATCAGCGACCCCGCCACCTCAGAACCCATGTTCAAGATGCCGGCCACCGCCGACGTGCCCGCCACACCCGTGTTCCCCGCAGCGACCGGCACGAACCCGCCCATGCGGGAGAACGCATCCAAAGCTGACGGGGTTTGGCCCTGCTGGCCTTCCGCTATCGCCTGCGCGCGATCCCGCTTGGCCGCCTCCACCGCATAGGTGGCGGCGGTCATCTGCGACGGATCAGCATCCCCGGATGCCTGCAGGTCGGCGAGCTGCTGCTGGGCGAGCTCAAGTTGATCGGTGGTGTCGAAGATGCGGTTCTGCGGGCGCCGATCCGGCGGGGTACCCCCCGCGCTCACGATGGGGGCGTCCGCGGCGGCCTGCTCATATTCCCGCTTGCTGCGCTCCATCTCCTGGCGCGCGCGGATCAACTCCGACTGCGAGGCGTCCCCGCGGGCGTTGGTCTCCTCGAACTGCTGGGAGGCCACCAAAGCCCGGTTCTGCAGATCCGCCAGCCGGTTCTGGGTGTCGACCACAATGTTGGGGTCCACCGCCCCGCCCGGCGCGAACCCCGGAATGATCCCTTTGCGTAACGCCTGCCGGAACGCGTACACCCGCTCCTGCCCGCCCATCATGCGCACATCCTCAGCGGTCAGGACGTGTTCGCCGTTGGACAGCATCGCCGGGATCGAATCAGAGGTGCCCGTGCCCGGGCCGCGAACCTTCCCACCCGAGGCGAACCCCTCCAGCAGCAGGTTCTGCGAAAACCGGGTGTGCACGTGGTCTTGATGCCCGGCCCAGTCGTTGCGGTAGTAGTCGTCGATGGTTTGGTTAGCGCCGCGATCCCCGGGGTCTTTCCCGACCCGCTGCCCAGTGTTGGGGTTCTCCCAGATCACCTGCTCCAAGCCGGGAATGTTCAACTGCATCAGCGCATCAGCGAAAGCCTGCATCTGATCCACCGAACCGACCCAGTCGATACCCCGGTTGCTGCCCGAGCCCTCTTGGTGCCCGGCATACGTCGACGGCTTCACCCCGTATTTGGCGCCCAGTTTGTGCACCCATTCGGGGAACACCTTGGTGGCGTTGGGGTTGCCGTAGCCGCCTGTGTCGGTTCCGGCCGGCAGACCGTAGGGGGTGCCCGCCGACCGCACCATCGGCGCCTGCCCCGCCACCGCCGGGCCGGGGTTGAAGCCGGGGGTCAACGAGCCGGTGGTGTCCATGCCCGCCCCGCCACCAACCCGCAACCCGCCCGGCGAAGCGGGGGCACCGATGGTGCCACCCGACCCGGGCCCGATAGTGCCCGGGATGACCGCCGACGGCGCCGCGGGACCGGTGTTCACCGGGCCGGTCGCCGCAGCCGACGCCGTCGCCGTCCCGATACCCAGCTTGTCCAAAATCTGCCCCAGGATGCTGTCCGGGCCGAACACCGCATTGAACGCGTTCGACACGAACGTCTTGATGCGGTTGACGATGTCCTCAACGGACGTTTTGATCTTGTTCGCGGTGTCGCGGACCTTGTCGAAGAAGCGGCCCACCGCACCCACCGCGGTGTCGAACGCCGATGCGATATCCGAGCCGACATCGCGGGCGCCCTGCCCGAGTTTCTGCAGCCACTCCCACACATCCTGAATCGCTTCGCCGACGGTGCCGATCACCTCACCGGTTCGGCGGAAGAACCCGCGGATCTCCTCCCGGTTGTCCTTCACCCACTTCCCGGCGGCGTTGAGCTGCTCGGTCAGCTTCGTCACACCCTCCGTCGCGCCGGCCAGCGGATCGTCGGGGTTGTCTGGGTCACCGAAGATCACCGACAGGATGTTTGCGCCCAGCCGGGCCACCGACGCCTTCAAGTTGTCGGTGGCGCCCTGGAAGGTGGTGCCCATCTGTTTGGACAGGCCCCCGAGGGTGCCCTGCACCGCCTTCTGCAGCTCGGCCATCCCGACCTTGCCGTCCTCAATGTTTTTCTGCAGCTCCGCCCCGGTCCACCCGAAGGTGTTCATCAGGGCGTTGCGGATACGCACCCCGTTCTCCTCGAGTTGGAGAACTTCCTCACCCATCAGTTTCCCCTTGCCGAGGATCTGGGAGAAGATCATCGAAATCTGCCCGAACCCGGCCCGCCCGCCCGTGGACGCGGCAGCATCCCCGATGGCGGCGATGTAGGCTTGCAGCTCCTTGCCCTGCTTGACCCCGGCACCTAACGCCTGCGGCACGGCCTGCATGGCGTCGTCCAGGGAGATGGGGGTGCCCTCCACGATGGCTAACACGTCCTGGGTGATCTGCCGGATTTCCTCGGCGGACTTCTTCATCACCCGCAACTGAACCTGCGCGCCCTGGAGGACTTTCAGCCGATCCAAACCGGCGCCCAGGACGCTGCCCACCCCCAGGCCGGCGCCGATGCCCAACCCGATCCCGGCGGTCTTCATCACCCCGGTAATGGCGTTGCGTAACGTCATGGCGATGGTGGTGCCCGCCCGGGCAGCCCACCGCACCCCCGCAGTCTGCAGCGGCGCGAACACTGCTATCCCAGTGCGGCCCATCCCCGATTGCAGACCGCGGGTGAGGGACACACCCATGCGGTTACCTGCGGCTTGGCCCTGCCGATCCGCTGACGAGAANNGTGTCGACATTGAGGCTGATGTAGGCGGTCGCAAGCTGCACACCGTTAGCCACGCCGCCTCCTTTTAATCTCGTCCTTGCGTGCGTTCAACTCGTCCAAATCCTTGATGCCAACCTCACGGTCCTCGGGGAATTTCACCGGCTTGGGTGGGGAGCCCTTACCGCCGCCGCGCTGCCAATTCGCCCCCTCCACCGCGTACAACACCCCCGCCATAAGTTGCAGATCCGGGGTGACCCACCACGAGCGGGGTTTCTTCGACCGCCAGTAGGCGCACTCCCCGGTCGGGGGCAGCCACCGCAGCCAATGCCAGAACTCCCGCCACCCCATCCGCCGGCCCACATCGGTGCGAAGCCAGCCATGCCGGATCAGGTCGTGGGTGATCGCCTCCCCGTGAGCTTTCAGCTCGTCGAGGAGGCCCCGGATTCCCCCAACGTGATCGTGGAAGCGTCTTTCCACGCCGTCAGCATCTTGTCCAGATCACCCGACGGCAACGCCTCAAACCACTGGTATTCGTCGTCGGTGACGACGTGGCGCAGCATCGCCAACGCGATCTGGCGGGAGCGTTTACGGAACGGCAACGGCTTCACCGCACCCCACGTCCCGGCCAGATGGTCGACAACGGACTGATCGGGGGCGGTGATCACATCCTGGGTTTTACGCCGGGAAATCACCGCCCCCGCCTGAGTCAACTGGGTGCGCGCATCCTCCAACAGAGGCTCCCACGTCACCTCCACCCCCGGGCCGGCCGCCGCGACATCGTTGGCGACGGCGCACAACTGCTGCTCCACATCCATCGCCTCCAACTCGGCCATGATCGCATCGAAGGTGTCCTCGTCGATGTAGTCGAACCGCGGAACATGCACCTGGGCTGGGCCTTTACGGCCCTTCACGGGAACGTCGAAGCGGATCTTGGTGCGCTCATCATCGAAGCCGTACAACACGACGGGGTTCACGATTGCCTCCTAGACGGGTAAGTGCGGACGGGCTCCCCGGTGGGTGGCAGCCCGTCCAGCACCACCCACCGGGAAGAACAGATTTAGCTGCCGGAGTAGTCGAAGTACGCGGTGACGGCGGCGTCCTCACCCTCGGGGCGGTACACGTCGACCGTCAGGTCGTACATCGTCATGTCCTTGTGGGAGTAGCGGATGTCGCCGACCTCGGTGACCAGGCCCTCCTTGACCACGATGCGGCCGACCTTGTCGCCGTCGATGAAGTCGACCACGAACGACTGCCGCGAAAGCTGCAGGCTGGAGTGATCCACGGTGATCGCATCCCCGACCGTGGTGACGTTGTCGGACCCGTACACCACGTCGAACACGTTCGCCGAGGACTCGAGCAGCGCGAACCGCAGAGTTTCGGTGTAGTTGTCCTGCGTGGTCTTCACGGTCTCCCCACCCCAGGACTTGTGGCGGGTCACGTCGCGGGTGATGGTGTTGGTGACCCCGTCCTCAGACACCCAGCCCAGGTCGACGAACGCCGCGTTCAGTGAGGCGGTCGCGCTGGTCGGCAGGGGGGTGCCCAGCGGTGCGGCGAAAACCGCGGCGCCGTCGGCGGGGATTGTTGCGGCGAAGATGTTGCCGGAATCGGCCATGATGCCCTCCTAGAGCATGTCGCGGACGGGCGAACAAGTTGTGTATGAAGTTTTGTATTCAGTTGGCTTTGAGTGAGAGGTCGCCGGAGAGCTGCCAGCGTTCCCACTCCACGATGTCGGGGTGCGGATAGTCCGCGGGCCCGTTCTCGTTGTCCCAGGCCCGCACGAACGCCGACACCCCATCAGAGGTGACGGTGGTGCCGGCGGCGTTGCGTAACGCGGCCCGGGCGGTGTTGCACATCGCCTCCACCTGCCCCACATCCTTGGCGAAGCACTCCACCAGCAGGCGGGCGTTGTCGGTGGCGATGATCGACTGCCCGCCACCGACCCGGCTGACCCTCACGAACCGGTCAGGGCGGTTACGGGCGGGCAGTTTCGCCGACACACTCGCGTAGGTGCCGAACGCTTCGGCGAGGATGGCGATGCCGATCAGGACGGCCGGTTTGGGGGTGGGCCACACGAACATCAGGGTGTGTAGTCCTGCAACGCGGTCGCCGACGGGGTCGGGGATTGGGTTTCGTTGAGAACCCGGATGAGGGTGTTGTGCTTGGCCTCCGAGTACTTCGCGTGATTACTGGAGGTGTACACCTGCACGAACCACCGCCCGTAGGGTTTGCGTTTGCCCTGGAATGAGGACATTCGGTATCCCACAGCTCGTACCCTGCGATCCCGGATGCGGTTGATGAATCGGTTCTCGTCAAGGGTTTTGTTCGCCTGGGAGGCGATCTGCCGGCCGCGCCGCTCCAACTCCCGGATCACGTTCGGGTGCCGGCGCAGCTCATAGAATGCGACGTTGCGGAACTTAATCCTCGTCGTCATCGCAGAACTCCACCAACACCCATTTACCGTCCGCGAACACCCCGAGCAGCTCGCTCTTAGCCGCCCATATACACAGGTTGTTGTACTCCTCCTCGGTGGAGAAGCGGTGCCCGGCCGGGAAGTCGTGCACCCCTGAGGATGTGTGGACGCGGATCACGACCCCTCCTCAGGTTGTTCGCAGTTGATGGAGAACACCCCGAACGACTTCGCGGTGCGGAACGGCTTGAGCCGCATCTTCAGCGCGGCGGTCAGCCACGGCCCGGTCGTGGTCGCCGACTCCACCCCAACCTTGACCGGCATGGTCTCCCGGGCCACGTTGTAGCCGCTGGGGGTGCCGTAGTCGGCGGCGGGGGTGGCGGGTTTCGTCAACACCGCCACCACCATCGTCGCCACCACCCGGGCCACAGCAGGAGGCACCGGATCAGGCTCATACCGCAGATAGCCGATGACCTGATCCGATGCCTCCTCCAACAGCGTGGAGACATCCTCACCCAACGCCAAAGGACGCCCCAGGGCGTTCTCGACGTCGTCTTCGGATGCCAGCGCCATCAGGAACCCGAGGCCGCCGGAGCCACGTTGATGAGCTTGCCGTGCCGGCGCTCCAGCCCGTAGTTCAGGCCGATCTCACCGTAGAGCTGCACCTTCTCCGACGCGCCGGTCTTGGCGAGCGGCTCGGCGAAGAAGTGGCCCTTGCCCGGGATCTCCAGGAACGCCGGGGCGCAGTCCTCCACCGACGCCACGATGATCGTGTCCGACGGCACATAACGCGACAGCAGGATGTTGGTGCGCCCGAAATCGGTTTCGATGGTCTGCAGGTTCACACCACCGACGTTCCGGGACGCCTCCTGGTAGTTCTTGTCCGACACGAACAGCTTCGTCAGGCTGCGCTTCAGGGTGGCGTTGACCATCAGGGTGCGGGTCTCGGACTCCTGAATGCCACCGTTCTCCCACACCTCCTGCATCAGGTCAAGCACATCCTCGGCGGTCAGGGCGGCGTCGGCCAGATC